TTTGTTTGAGTAGGTGTCTGAGTTCTGGTTTGAGTAGGTGTCTGGGTCCTAGTTCTTGTCCAAGTTGGTGTTTTTGTTTGCGTCTGTGTTTGTGTTTGTGTATTTGTACTAGTCTGGGTCCTAGTCGGCGTTTGAGTGCGTGTTCTTGTAATTGTCTGTGTCGGTGTCTGGGTTCTAGTTGGTGTCTGTGTCGGAGTAGGAGTTTGGGTTTGAGTAACGGTAGCGAGCGGGGTAGCAGTGTTAGATTTAGTAATAGTTGGTGATTGAGTAAGTGTTCTAGAAGGTGTACGGGTTGGTGAACCTTGTTGTGTTCGAGTCTGAGTTTGTGTCCGAGTTTGTGTTGGTGTCTGTGTTTTAGTGCGTGTTGGTGTTGGTGTAGGCGTAGGTGTCTGTGTGGATGTTCTGGTTTGTGTGGTTGTTCTTGTAACGGTGCGGGTTTGTGATGGTGACACGGTTCTAGTTGGTGTTTGTGATCTTGTTTGACTTGGTGTTCTTGTCCAAGTTGGTGTTCTTGTTTGTGTTGATGATTGTGTAGTTGTTCTTGTTTGTGTTGGTGTTTGAGTTGGTGTTTTCGTTGTACCAACACTAGCTGTTTGTGTAACAGTTTGTGTTTGAGTAGGTGTTCGTGATTCCGTTGGTGTTCGTGTGACTGTAAGATTTCTTGTACATGTTGGTGTTATAGTCTGGGTCTGGGTCAAGGTTGCTGTATATGTTTGTGTAGGCGTAGGCGTAATAGGTACTGAATTGCTTTGGATATAATAAGCAGGTGCATCCGGTTTTGCATTTGGACCGTATTGAATAGCAGGAAAAATTACTAACCCACCCGGAGCAGTTATTATAAATTGAAAGTGACCGGTTGCTGCCGCTGATAGAGCAGAAATGTTAACCTTTATTTGTTGTGTAGCATCGTTTCTTTCTACTTGCCCTCCAAAATCTTCAACATTATACCCACTAAATGCAGGAAATCTTGCTGAAAGAGAGTTATTTTGACCAAAATAATCAACACTGCTTAAAGGGGTAGAAGAAAGGGTACTAGTACCGCTCCAAAAATTATCAGTATCAGCAGCGCTTAAAAATACCTGATAATATTTTTGTAACCCGTCCGTACCTTCTGCGCTCTTCAACCAAGGGGAAAGAAAAGTAAACGAAGTAGGTTCTTCACTGTATATAAGTCTACTTTCTCCAGATAAACTGGTTGCATTTGCCATTAATGGTACGCGTTTTTTCATCATTGCACTTGCTGGCTCCTAAAAACTTCTATCTCATCTGGGAACGCTGAAACGGTAATTACATCACTACCAGGTGTTCCAGATAACTCTGCACTTAGTGATGGGTAATTGTCGCTTGTAAGCTTCGTGCCCGTACCTCTCGTCCCGCTGACCGGGAACCAGTTCGTGGTAACTTTATAGATATTATCAATAGCTTTTTCTGATGCAGGAAATATCCACCCTTTAATAGTGAATGAAGTATCTGCTGTAACTCGTGCTTTATCCCCAGCTCTTAATTCTAGAGGGTATTGTAAATTAATATTACCATCCCATAAAACCTCACTTCTTATTTCCTGAGGTCCAATTAAATTGACCAAATCTTTTGGAACAGGCCAACTTATAATAATATAAGGGTTTGTATAAGGAATAAAATTGCTAAGAATTTGATCCATATCCATTTGGTAACGTGTTATGATAGAAAAGTTTACAGATATGTTTACCGGTGTTGGCATGTTATACTTTTCATGAGAAAATTGGTCTTGATAATATAACGCGTTTCCAGATCCTGTCTGTCCAACTGCAGGAAGTTTATTGAAAACCCTATCATTGTCTCTGGTCATGCTATTAATGCTAATAGCTACAACAGGTAACGTAATTGTTTTTGCTTTGTTTACAATATCATATAAAACACGTTGCTTTGGTGCGTAAAGATACCTTACAAATATTCTGTCTTTTTGAACTCTATTTTTATTATATCTGCCTATAACTATAGAATCAAAAGCATTCGCAAATTGAATAATTAAATCCTGAATTTCGAAATAATTTGATTTCCAGCGCATTACTATTATTTATTCAGACTAAACGTTCAATAAAATGTTTGGGTAGCTTTGATTTGTTTTGTGATATTAGAGATCTTGCTTTACCATCAAGAACATACGTAACAGCATAATCAACTTTTGACCTTGTACACCTACCTGATGTCTGTACTAATGCACACAAAGCTTTATTACTATACCATTGCTTATCTGAATCAAACATTTTCTTAATTCGTTTGTTTGATAAAGGAGGGTATGGTGTTTTTACTATAATTTGAAATCTGCCTTTTTCACCGTTTAAATCGGTACCAAAAGTTAGTGAAGGTGATACCAATACAGTAGGTTTAGATGTTCTAAAATGTTCACTAAGTATTTTTTCATTTGTTGCTGTTTGTTCTCTAAACAAAAATCTTTCACCTACTAATTTATTTTTAAGATAATTGCATATCTCTAATGAGTGTGTATGTATAATACCCTTTTCATCTGCATGATTATCGCACAAAGCTTGAATATTTCTAGCTAGTATTGGTAAATTTTTCTGTAGATTTTGATAATTTAATACAGGTTGCTTTGTAAGATATACAGGAGATTTTTTAGGATCAAATGCAGATGGCGACTCAATGTATTTGTACTTTTTAATACCTAATGTTTTAGCATAAGCTTCATGATCTGTAATTGTTGCAGACATCAATAAAATATTATCACCATAATCAAAAATGTGCTTGCTTAACCCATCTACTTTCAAAGGGGTAAAGCTTACTCTATCCGCTTTGTTATCAACAACATACTCACATTTATGCCACATCTGTTCAACAGTAGTTAAATCACCGTGAATCATTTTTAGATACTTTAGTTTGTTCGCTTCTGGAAGAGATAAAACTGTTATCTTGCTTGAATTTTTATTAGTTAGATCGTTTATCTTCTCACTTAAAACAAAAATTAAATTTATAAGCCACCTATATTGAATGTCGTATTTTTCAGATCGAAGTTTGCTATGCTCAATATTATATAAATCTAATCGTTTATAATCTATTTCAGCGCTAAACCGTCTTACTAACTCTTCTTCTAATTCAGATGCCTCATCACATACTAAAAAGCTTTTACGTTTAACATGATGAGGTAATGCCATAAACATTTTATAGTTTACAACAGCAAACGGGCTTGATAACGAATTGTTTCTATTTGAAAAATAAGGGCAACTATTCTTTTCCCAACACTCATTTTTAAGTTTTGGGGTATGTATGCAAGGAGCAGTATCCACGTCAAACGACTCATCTACAGTACATATATAATTTTGTTTGCCTTTCAGCACCTCAATATCATCAAATAAAGCTTTGTATTGATCTTGTAATTGCTTTGTTATAGTTAAAGCAAATGTACCGAATGCAGGCTCACCTAAGCAATCTTTTTCAAAAATATAATTACCGTGTTGGTCTTTTCGATATGCTTCATATGAGTTAATAAGATGCTTAAAATGCTTCGTGGGATTAGCGCTTATATTACCTAATGTTCTAGGTATGAAACTCTTTCCTGTACCAGTAGGAGCTTGCACGATTACATATTTGTACCCGTCATTATATGCCTTTTCAATTTCTTTTAGAAGATCAACTTGAGGATCGGACGGACTGTAACCATTTGGAAATTTTGCAACATACTTGCTGAACATATACTACAATTATATATGGACTCAGTAAACAGTCAACTAGTTTGCTTCGTAGATATCTTCCACAATATTGTCAAAGTCTGATTTTTTAGTATGCAGCGTTACATCTTCAACTTGGTGTTGTGACATTTCTCCTAATAACTCATCATCTGCATTTCTAAGAACGCACCTACACATATCATAGTGCCCGGACTCAGAATTTCTTCCAGTGAACCCTCTTCCATGACATCTTTTACAATTATTTTTCGGGTCATCAGTAATTTTTAATTGACCACAATCCAAATAATTTGTATACTCTTCTTGTAAATCATATACCTCACCACTAAAAACGCTAAAATATTTTAAACTCATACTTTTTTCATTATCATTACCACATCATAAAACTTAGAATTTTTCTTAGGTTTTATACGCTTTACTTTTGCTAATCTAACAATGTCGTTAAAAACAAATTTATCAAGACGGTAATTAAAAACAATAGAGGATGTTTGATCTGTTAATTCAAATGGATATGGTACTTCAAAAACCTTTATACCGCCTTTTTGAACTTCTAATTTAAACTCGAGAAAGAAATCTTTAATACTAACGTTAATAAGTTTACCCTTTTTAATAATCTTTCCATCGATATCAAAAGTGATATCGTTCAAAAAAAATTTGTGGAATTGCTTTTCCACTTCTTCTATAAGTTTAACGACCATTACATATTTTGAAAATTAATCTTCTCTTGTTGGGTCATATTTTCAATTTTATCGACATAATATTCCCAGAACTTATCATTAGCAGGAATAGTTTCAATTAAATCTACATTGTCACAATTAATTTGTCTGTAGTTCTGCATAAAAATATCCCAAACTATAATTAAATTTTTAACTGCTGGATTATAATCTTGAAAATTAGATGTAGGTCTAAAATTCAAAGTTAACCTCCCGTTTTCGCTATTAAGCAAAGTAAAACTATTAGTACACAACATTCTTCTTGTAGGAGGTGCTCCAGATTTGAAAACCCTCCTTACAAATTTCACTTCACAAACGTTATCTTTGAGAAGTGTTAAAAGTTGTGATCTACCTACTAGCACTATTATCGAAAGGATTTACAATACCAAAAATTCTACTTTCATTTAAGAAAATACCCTTTTTAACTTTGCCAATATCTTGCACTTCGATATTCGAAATCGGTACTCCTAAGTTATTAGGGAAACAAATATGGTCCCCCACTTTAACATATTCACATTTTGTACCAGCTAAGAGAACTTCACCAATTCTCCATGCTTTAGTATCAACATTAAGTGGAATGTGAATACCGTTTCTTATCAAAGCTGTACCGTCCTCAGTTTCATCTTTGAACTTACAAAGAATAACATCTTCCATAAGACGACACATTTGATAACCTACAATTGCAGAATCAAATGAACCTTCGGTAGGTACAGATAAATCAATTAAACTCTTTTTTGGTGCCAATAAATCAATACTTTGTCTTCGATTTCCGGGACCTGCTCCAATTTCATTAGACATACAAAGACTTATTATTAGAAGCCTTTATTTCAATGCTGTTTTAATATTGGATAGATCTACTTTTCCGGAATCAATATACTGTTGAACTTCTCTTTTTGAAATTTCAAATCTTTTAGCTAAGAATTTTACTATTTCATCGTAATTTTTTACTTTTTCTCTCTTCTCCTTTTTTATGTAATGAATGCGTCCAGGAGAGCCTTTAGGTATAATTTTTACAAGGTATTCATACCATTCTTTTTTTGAATCAAAAACATTAAAATATTTGTTTGTTGTTTCATTTATAATAGACGCATTTTCCGGTGAATACATACTAACCCACCTATTAACTAGATAGCCATTAAACTGGTCTTCATCTTCTACGTTTTCTATAACGTCGCCTTTTTTACCAAATATAATATCGTTTATAAAAGAAAAAATATTATTCATCTAAATCAGTACCTAAAAGTTTAGCACCATCAAGCTTAGTTGTATACTCAATTAGAAATTTATCGTATGTATGATAATCATACCATTCTTTCAAATACCTAAACCAATTAATAAACATCATAAATCTATATTTCATAATTACTTAATAATAACTTTCGACGTTGCAACAAACATATCGTCATTCAATTCATAAAACGTTTTTTGAACATCAGACATAAATTCATTTATCTGATTGTCATTAAAATTAGTACTAAACGCAAATGCAGGAGCTTTCTTACCAGCTGTAACATTAATAGCAGTATGACCTAAAGCTACCCCTGACTTAACATATGTAATACTAACACTTGCTTTTCCTTCTTGTTGGGTTACACCGCCTTGAGTAAATTCTTTTTGAACCATAATATCGTCACCATCCATTATTACAGGACAATTTAAATACTTTACGCTTCCTAGTATATTTGCAATATGAGTATTCAAAAGCCTTTGATATGCAACTGCTCCTATAGGGTTATCTAATATAGGAATTTCCCATAAAAAGTTCATTGCATCATCACTCCAAATAAATTCTTGTTTGTCGATGTCTTCCTGATCGATCATACCATCAGCCAATACTTCCATTGGTGCTCTAAAGCAAAGAATGTTACCTATTGGTAGTACTTTGTCTTTAAAGAATTTGTATGCAAATCTATCGTGTAGTAGGTTGCCATCATATTTGTCGATATTAAATTCCATATGATCTAATTATAGATCAGGCATTTCGGACTTCAACTTTTTAACCCACCTTTTATGTGCTTCGTTAATAATTTTTTTTGTTTCTGTTTTTCCTACCCAACCATTTACAACAACGGACTTAGACTCTTCCAAATCTTTATAATGTGTAAAGAAGTTTAATGTTGTCTTTAGCCAATGTGGGTCCAGATCTTTTAAACTTTTATAATCTTTTACGTGTGTTGAAGGAACAGCTACCACTTTAAAATCTTTTTCTCCTGTATCGTCCATATCTAAACAACCAATTGGTTTTACTTCAACAAGCGTACTAGTTCTTAAAGGGACATTATTGTAAATTAATATATCTAATGGGTCGTTATCTAAAGCAAATGTTTGAGGAATAAATCCATACGAACATGTATATCGCATACTACTATATAAACAACGACTAAGTTTAAAGATATTAAGATCTTCTACGTATTCATATTTTGAATTGCTATCTTTTTCTACTTCAACAATAGCATTAATTTTTATTGGGCAATCAACCCCAATTGGAATATCGTTTACTAAATTACTCATTTTTCGGTTTTACTATAACATAACCTTGGTGTTTAAATACCTTCTTAAAGTCGTGCGTTTTATCAAAATTATTATATAAGAATCCCAAATCTTTTCCATTCATAAGTTGTTCTCTTGTAATTTTATGTCCATGATTTGAACTATGTTCGTTAAAACCTATTCCATTAATTTTAATTGGTTCATATATCCATAAATCATCTACTATTAATACATCAGTATAACTAGAAGTTCGTTTGCTTATTAGCTCTATTTCTCTCTCTAATGGTAAATTAGTATCTACGTCTAGGTTAAGGCAGGACTCATACGTCTTCATATGAGCGTCGGCACCTGGGAAATGTGCATCTAACCAAAATGTAATATTACCTTTTATTTCTGGTAATATTTGTTCTAATACTTCAAATGAATTACCTTCATGTATATGAATATTAGGAAACGCTTTAAACTTCTCTTTTGCTTGTTGTGCTAAAAAAGGTTCAATTTCAATAGAATGAATCTCTTCGAACCCTTGCTTGTAAGCAAATTCGACACCACCACCATATAGTGTCCCAGTTTCAACAAAGTAGGGGGTCTTCACTCGATCTTGAGCAGCCTTTAAATCAAATATTGAGATATCTCCCATACAAAAACTTATTTACCAATTACAAAAATTCCATTTTACCTTTTTAGGGATATGTTTAATATGATCCCAAAAAGCAGGGTTCCATTTACTATATAAATTAAAAACATCTCCTTGTAGAGTTAGCTTCTCTAAGATATATAAAAAACAAGTTTCAATCATATGAATTTCAGCAGCGTTTTCAAAAACTTTACACCAATCAAAAACAGAATAACCTTCCACGTGTTCTAATTTTACTATCTTTTTATCTCCATTATACTCAACTCTTCTAGAAGCAGTTGCAGGAGGGGTACCATACACACCACTAACAACAACGTAATCATCAGTTGTTTTTATACCTAGATGCTCCATGAGTTTATCTTCTTTTTCTAAGTCTCTTTTAAACTCAAAATATTTGTCCCAGTCATCCCATTCACCACCCA